ATGACAGCACAGGAAAAGGAACGGATCACCCGGCTGCGAGGTGAAGGCAAAAGCTATGGGGCTATTGCCACACTGCTTGGCATATCGGCCAGCAAGGTCAGGAGCTACTGTATCCGGCATGAACTGGGCGGTACCCGGTCCAGTGTCGGCAGGCACGCTGTCAAGGGTGGCTGCGACCAATGCGGAACCCCTATTCAACAGGTGCCCGGGTGCAAGCACAAGCGCTTCTGTTCAGATGCCTGCAGGATGAAATGGTGGGCAGAGCACCGAAACCAGCTGACGCAGAAAACCACGCATACCTTCATCGGCAGGGAGTGCGGCAAGACATTCGAGGTATATGGCGTCACGCAGCGCAGCTTCTGCAGCCGTGGATGCTATGCCGCCTTTCGCACGGGAAGGGGGAATCAGTGATGGACATGAGCATGTTTCAGCGGGAACAGGGCTACCGGCTCTGCCTATCCGTACTTGAGCAGCTTCGCGAAAAGGGCCTGCTGACCGCCGAGGAATTCATCCAGGCAAGGGCTGTTCTGATCGAAAAATACGACCCTCCAATCAGTGCTTTATCTCTCGAAAATCCTTGATATTGCTTGACTTTTCGGGCATTCAGAGTGAGTAATACGGTCGAAAGGAGGCTTGATACAATGGCCAAATCCATAATGCGGATCGACGCAAAAAAGCCGGACCTTCTACAGCGAAAGCGCGTTGCGGCCTATGCGCGTGTTTCGATGGATACGGAACGGCTGATGCATTCGCTGTCCGTGCAGGTCAGCTAGTACAGTGAGTTGATCCAGAATACGCCGGGCTGGGAATACGCGGGCGTCTATGCCGATGAAGGTATCTCCGGCACAAAGATGGACAGCCGCCCGGAGTTTGTTCGGATGTTGGCAGATTGCGAAGCAGGGAAGATCGACATCATTTTCACCCAAAGCCTGTCACGCTTTGCCCGAAACACAGTGGATACGCTCAACGTTGTCCGCAGGCTGAAGGAGCTGGGCATCGAGGTCCGATTCGAGAAAGAGAATATGCAAACCGCCCAAAATCCCAATAAATCAAGGGCATTTTGGCGGTTTTACTGTTGATTTGTAGCTTATTTGTCGCTTAAATCTACAAGAAGATACAAGAAGATAACAGAAGTTCCGGCACAATACCATATTGAGAAAACGACGGGGTTGTGATATAGTATTATATGGCTATTTATGCCTATAATACTTGAAAGGAATTCTATTATGCTTCATTCTAAGGAACAATGGCTCAAAGACTTTCGCACCTATGCCGAAACAATCCTTTCGCCGTTGCAAGCTTCAAGAAAGAGCCGAAACGACAAAGCAAGCGAAATAAATAAACAAATAAAAGCGTACCGTGACGAAAAACTGATTCTCATTAAAAGGCAGGCCATCGCCGAAAAATGGGATAATGAACGTTTGCTTAATGAAATTTTGTGCATGACCTATGTTTCGTACATTGTCATGCTGGAATATCGAAATAAGGTTTGGCCGTATGAGTATATGGCTTTTGCACGACGAATTGGTGAATTATGGGAACCCTTTTGCAGACTTGCATTTGAATATCCTGTAAAAGAACTACGTATAATCAACCCGCCTGATTTTGAGGATGTTCAACGGGGAATCAGAAAAAGCGCGACTGAATATATTGACTCCTTAGAAGTATCAGAAGATATTAAGGAAGAATTAAAACGCCATTATTCCATTCCGTGGACAATGGTTGATAGCGGCGGAATTAAGCTTGCGTTGGACTTGCATTTTGAACAAGCAGGAATTCACTATAACTGTGACTTCAAAAGTGGTTTCAGTTCAAATGAAAAGGGTAATACCAACAGGCTGTTACTTGTCGCAAGTATATACAATTCATTAGGGGATATAGAGAAAACTTTGCTATTTGTTCGTCAGAGCGAAGATGAAAACAATCATTATTTGCAAACCTTAAAGAATTCACCGTATTGGGATGTTTATTGCGCTGACGATTGTTATGCAGCCATAAAGAGCTTTACAGGATTCGATATTCGTTCATGGCTGGATAGCAACGCGGATTGGATATACGATATTAGCGATGAACTCCGAACTCATTTGCGGGAAAATGACTTGCTGAAATACTTGACATGGTAAAGGCTTTGTCCTATAATCTATCTTAAGGATTATCTTAAGTTTTGTCTTACGGAGGATCGTTGAATGAAAGACACTCTTTGCTCTTACTACACAAATTCCGACGAAATAACTTCCTATATGGTTAATCGTCTTGGAATATCAAACAATGATGTTATTTTAGAACCGTCTGCCGGGGAAGGAATTTTTATTGATGAAATTCTGAAAGCTGAACTTCCTGTTCAGATTGACGCTCTGGACATTGACAAAAAGGCTATTTCTATCCTTGAAAAGAAATACAATAGTTATGATTCAATTACGGTTAGAGAAACAGATACTTTGCTCGACGAACGACTTGACGCATTTGGAATTCCTGAACTTTGGCTAAAAAGAACAGACACTCTTGTTGATGAACAACTTGATTGCTTTGGTGCTATTGGTGGCCATTACGACAAGGTTATAGGTAATCCCCCTTATGGAGCATGGCAAGACTATGACAAAAGGGATTTGCTTAAAAAGAAATATCCCGGTCAATACGTAAAAGAAACATATTCGTTGTTTCTTCTTCGTTGTATTTCTGTTCTTAAAATTGGGGGTCGTCTCTCTTTCATTATACCAGATACTTATATGTTCTTGAATTTGCACGCAAAATTACGGGAAGTTCTTCTAACCTCGACAAAAATTGAAGAAATAATCACATTTCCCTCAAAGTTCTTTCCGGGTGTAAGCTTTGGTTACTCTAATTTGTCTATTATTACGCTTGAACGATGTTCAAAAGAAACTGCACTCGAAAATACGGTGCGGATTATACAAGGTTTTCATTCCGCTGCTGAATTCAGACTATTATATGAAAAAGAAAAGCATCCTGCGCACCTCTCTGAATTCATACTAAAACAATCGGATGTTCTAAATTGTGAACAGCATAGGTTCATTCTTGCCGATAGGACAATAACGGACACAATAAACAAGGCAACTTTACGGTTGGGTGATATCGCGGACGTTGTTACAGGCTTTTACACGGGGGATAACAAAAGGTTCATTCGTGCACTTGATGAAAGTATAAAGGGAAGCAAGAGTTATGATAAAGTCGATATATCTATGGTGTTTTCTTGTATGTCTTTAGCAGGGATTGAATCTGTTCCTGAAGGTTATGTTCCATTTGTGAAAAGCGCTTCTAGCACGCGATATTATAGATTGGTCGACGAATGGTTTGTTCGATGGGATAAAGATACCATAGATTATTATAATAGCAACAAGAAAACTCGTTTTCAAAATTCATCGTTTTATTTCAAAACGGGAGTTGCTTTTCCTATGGTAAAATCAAGTAGCATAAAAGCTTTTCTACTTGAAAAACGTGTATTCGATCAATCTATTGTTGGTATATTCCCTAAAGACAATTCGCGCCTGTACTATATTTTGGCTATTATGAATTCCGATGTAGTTAATAATCTGATTCACACTATTAATCCAACTGCTAACAATTCAGCTAATTACGTTAAGCAGATACCTTATGTAGAACCAGAACAGAAGGTCATAGATTTAATTAGTAGCAAAGTTAGAACCATTATATATAATTATCAGAACGGGAATAGTAGCGAAAATGAATCCATACATTCAGAATTAAACGAACTGATTGAACAAATATATTCATATCAATTATAATTCATAAAGCAGCGGCAGATGTTCAAGCCTGACGTTTGCAGTATAAGGGTCTATCCCAAAAGTAACGGCAGGGTTTCATGCCTCTGCCGTTTTACATTCTCTTGCAGTACAGCGTAATATGCTGCTTATATCCTTCAAAGGTATCAATGCGGTTGACGTTGTACTTCACGCCGCCATACTCCACATAGCAGGCCGTTGTCAGGCCAGCGCGGTAATTGATGGTAAACAGCACTTCTTCATCATACCTGTACGCCGCCGCCGCGAATATTTCCTTGCCGGACAGTTGCCGGAAATACGCCCACACATTCAGGGCAAGGGGTTCAGTTACCTTTGTCGTGTAGCCGTTCCCGTTGGGGAGGTAACGTTCGATATAAATATTGATTTTCTTGTCTTTCAGCTTCATAGCGGTTCCCCCTTATATCGCCGTCGTGTATTCCGTGTAGTGCTCATACAGTCCCACATAGCAGTCAAGCAGCGCCGCCGTGCCGTCTATGCGCTGTTTGGGCGATTGGTTCTTGATGGGTACAATGTTGCCGTTGCGGTCGGTCTGTACGCCCGTATTGGTCAGACACCATTTCAGCACGGGATTATTGTTGTATATGACTTTGTGGGCTTGCAGGTCTGCCCCTAACATCTGCATGGGCAGGGACAGCGTTTTCGCGCCCTGTATGCAGCGAACCATATTGAACCCCTGCATCTGCATTTCTTCCACGAAATAGCGGGCGGAATAGCTGTCATAGTAAACCCACGCCGGGAACAGGTCGTATTGCTTTACGGTTTCCACAAACCATTGTGTTACGTCGCTGTAGTTGATGCTGTTCCCCGCGCACAGCCGTAACAAGCCCCGGTCAAACCATTTGTCATAGGGTATTTTGTCCTGCTGCACGCGCTCTTGCAGTCGGTCGGCGGGTAGCCAGTACATTTGAACGATATACTTTCTATCGTCCCCGCGCTTCATGAACAGCAGGCTTGCACAGGTCAGGTCGGTTGTTATGGACAGGTCAACGCCGCCGATGCAGTACGCGCCCCGGAACTGTTCAAGGTCAAAGGTTTGTTCGTTGTTGATGTCGTCAAAGGAAAGCCACGCCGTTTTCACGGTTTCCCGGACGTTGAATTCCTTGCACAGCACGCCGGACAGTTCGTTCCTGTTCTGCTTTGCCCGCTCCACTTTCGCCGTCAGGTCATCCGGCTTCTTGATAGCCCCTAACGCCGGGTTTGCCTTTATCCATGCCGCCGGGTCTGTCCATTCGCTGCGGTCGTCCAGTTCGTACAGGATGGGCAGGAAATGGAGATCAGCAATCACCCCGTCTGCCACGTTTGCGGCATAGGTATACATATCATCAAAGATGCATTCACGGACGGTTCCGGCGGTTGTTATCATTATCATCAGCGGTTGCCGCCGCGCTGATTGGCTCTGCCGCATGACTTCATAAAGGTTCCTGTCCTTCACGCCGTGCAGTTCGTCCATAATGACAAATGAAGCGTTCAGACCGTCCAGCGTGTCAGAATTGCGGGCAAGGGGCTGAAACTTTGACATGGCGGGTTCATAGTATAAATCGCTCTTACGCTTGCGGAAATGCCTTGCTAGCGCTGGGGACTGCTTTATCATGTTATGAGCTTCATCGAACAGCAAACGCGCCTGCGCGTATTTGGTCGCCGTGCTGTATACCTCCGCGCCGCCCTCGCCGTCGCTGGTCAGCATATACAGGGCAAGCCCTGCAAGCAGGGTGGATTTACCGTTTTTACGTCCCACAAGGAAAAAGCTTTCTCTGTACTGCCTGCACCCGGTGTCACGGTCTATAAAACCGTACAGGGCTTGAATATATGCCTTCTGAAACAGTTCAAGGGAAATGCTCTGGCCTGCCCACTCGCCTTTAGAATGCTTGCAGAATCGCTCTATAAAGGCAATGGGGCGGCTTGCCCGGGCTTCATCAAAGATGTATTGCCCGGACGTGTCGGCGGTCGCCGCCGCAAGGCGGGCGTAGACCTGCTTTACCCGCCTTGAAGCGACGATTTCCCCGGACTGTATCAGGCTGTTATAGGCCGTGATATAGTTCATACTCTGTCACGCTCCGTTGAACGCCGCCAGTTCGTCCACATCTGCGCCCGTCTGCTTTTTCAGTTCCGCGCACAGCTTCAAATACTGTTTCTGCATAGGCAGGTATACCCGGCACAGGCGGGCGTATGCTTCGGTATCGTTCTGCTTGCGGGTATCCGCAATTTCACCCTGCAAATAGGCCAGTTCGTCATACAGGAAACTGATTTCCTGCTGCAGTTCGTTTTCATAGACTTCATTCATAATCGTTTGTTCCTTTCTGAACGATATTGCCGTTCACGTCGAAGGACAGTCCTGCCGCCGTTGCACCGCCGCGTCCAAAATGTTCCGCGTTATGGCAGTCGCGGCAAAGGGCTTCAAGGTTATCAGGGTTAAGGGATATTGCCGGGTCATGCAGGTTTTCAGCGGTCAGATACCACCTGTGATGGGCAATTTCAGCAGGCTTGCCGCAACGTTCGCAAATATAGTTCCGGGACAGCAGAAACGCCCTTGAAAGCCGTTTCCATGCCGTGCTGTGATAGAACTCCGTTTGTGTCATGCCTTGCCACGCTCCGCTGATAATGCTTTCAGCAGGCAGTCTATTACCCGCTGTAATTTGTCTGTGTCCGCATTTTCGCCGAAATACCACAGTTGCAGCAGGAACCGCCCCGCCGTCATGGCGATCAGCAGCGGCAGCAGATAACGCAGCATCGGTTCGACGAGCTGCCCCAGACTCGCATTGGGCCACCAACCCGTCGGAATGAAAAGAGCCGTGATGAATCCCCAGGCGATGAATGCGCCGATATTGGGCATTACCATGCTGCTCAATGATTTACCGAAGCGCTGAATCCGTTCTTTCATTTTCGGTCGTTTTTAGAGCCTCCGCCGCGCACAGGCCGGAGGGGACGAAATATTTAACAAAGATACGAATAAGCGAGCGCAATGTCAAATTTATTTGAACATTGCCGAGCGGGAGTATCTTCGGCGAAGACAAAGATACGAAAAGTCGAGCGCAGAAGCAAATATTTATGTTTTATTATGCCGAGACGATATATCTAAGGCGTAGCCAAAGATACGAAAAAAACCGCGCGTGAAAGCAAGCACGGTTCGATTTTTCGAAGTACGATACCCGCCGGAGCGAAGTCTAAGGTAGTGAAATAGCCTGTATAATCGCCTGCTCACGCAGAAAAAAGTTCTCACACGCCGCTGCATCCGACAGTGCACGACGCCCTATCGCCATCTTGTCATTGCACCGCATCGGCGGCATTCCGACATGCGCCGCGCTATTTTCCGCCCTGCGCTCACGCATAAAAAGAGCGGGCCGGCATACGCCGACCCGCTGAAAAAGTATAGGGTCAGGTCAATCCTGCAAGCAGCGAACCGTAAGGCCCACGCCCCCGATGAAGTTCGAGTCCGT